TAGTTTTTAATTTTGAATCAGCTGTTCTAGACATAAAATAAGGTTTATTACTCTCATCATATAACCCATCTGTCAATTTAATTCCTAACATTTCGTTCCAAGTGATGCTAATATTATAATGTTGTAATAACCAAATAGATAGGTCATTTACGAGGCTAAAAGGGTTGTTAGGATTAATCTTATACATCTTTCCTTGATTCTTTCTATGCCATTCAGAATCATTAGGAATATATACTTCATTACCTTCTCCAGGAAATCCCATCTTACCAATATCATGATTCAATGCTACAAACAATAATTCTTCTTTTGTATAACCTGACATATCTGCTCCCATTTCAGTCCATAATGAATGAACCTTTTGAGCACATTTAGTTACTCTTAAAACATGATCTACATATCCACCTTCAAATGCATTATGATAATGATCAAAACTAGAAGCAGGCTGTACTGACATTCTATCTTCTAAATCTGTATACATTGCTAAGAGTTTTTCTTTTCTTTCGCCTTCAAAATTATCTTTAATAAGATTGATAAGGTCTTCCCAATTTTGTACTATTTGTTCTGCTGATAATTTCATAATTTTATATAATTTGATCTATTACTCCAATTTCTAATAATTCTTCGGCTGTTAAAAACATGTCCGATCTCATTTTATTTTTCCACCACTCTGCATCTTTTTTTGTTCTTTCAGCTAACATACCATAAATAATTTTTTCTAAACTTTTTACATTATCTAGATATGCAGTTATATCAGACATCTTACCTCCTAAAAAACTAGATGATTGATGAAACATGACGGTCGATCGTTTACTCATCATTCTTGTTCCAGTACCACATGTTAAAATTATTGCTGCTGCCGAAAATGCTCTTCCTCTACAAATTGTATTGACTTTGACATCTAATGTTTCAATATAATCTATAATACCAAACATTTCATAAATATCTCCACCAGGTGAATTGATCATTAGATTAACAGGCGCCTTTTTATCTTTTCTATGTTGTAATAAACTTCTCATTCGGATAATAAAATCTGTCAATGTATGATCATTTATTTCATCATTTATAAAAATTACCGAGTCTTCATAATCAAGCAATGTGCCCAACTGATTATGTAACGCCTCATACAATTTACCTTCTGGTTGTTCTATTTGTACTGGTTCTTTCGGTTGCTGTTCTTCGTATATACTCATACTTACCTTATTTTAATAAATGTAATATAATAAAAATAAATCAAAAGTCAAAAGATTAACGAATCTTTTTTAACTGGCGTTCTAATTTTTTCAATTGTGAATTACCCGATTTAATATCTTTCTTCCATCTAGCATTCTTTAATTGACCTCTAACCATTGCCATTTGCTGTATAATTTGGTCTTTAAGATCTTGTTTTTCTTGTTTCGAAAGTTTCTTTTTAGGTGTTCTATCTATTTTAGTAGGTTGTAATGTACCTTTAAGTTCTGGTTGTTCTTTACCTTTATGAAATACATTACCTTGTGGATCGACAAACTCTTTCATAAATTGCCAGCCTCGAGGCCTTCCTTTAGAAACATATCCACCTTTTATTTCTGGTGGTCCTACTGTTTGACAAACACATTTATAACATAATACTGCAGTACTATCTTCACCTACTTCAGACCATCGATTGCATCTTGGTTTATCGCCTAAAAATTGGAATGACCAATGTTTTTGGTCTACAATACTATTTCGACAAATCATATATCGTTTGCCATCTCGTCTTTTTGTCTTGAATTTATGTGTAACTTTTTTTGCCATAATTTATTTATTTAATTAAAACCAATATCCTCCGCCTCTATCTTTTTTAGGAGGTTTCTTTTTTTCATCGTATATATCTTCCTTAGGTGTTGCTAAAATTTCTTCATTCTTTTTAATCATTTCTTCTTGATCCAATTCTTCCATTACTACTTCTCTAGGAATAATAGGTTGAGGTGAATAATGTGGTGAAGGAACTTCTTCTTCTTTTGGTTTGATTTGAGCAAATGCAAAATTGGCTGCTACTACCATTGCAATAGCTAATGGATCAAATACAAATATAATTAATAACAAGAACCAATTAACAACTTCTCCCATATCCTTACCAGTTGTTTCTGACAAGTATTTAAGTGGACCTAATTCTCTTTGTTCTTCATTACCTATTTCAAGTTCTAATAATTCTGTATCTAATCTCATAATAGAATCCTGTACAGCTTCTAACTTTAAGTTTATATCATTTCTATCTGCAATTGTTGCATTCAATTCTTTTTGTAATGCCTTTCTTGTTGATGAAGAAGTAGTTGTTATAACTTGTCCTGCTTCTTCTGAATAATATGATACAGATGCTGGATTAGATAATGATGTTCTTAAATCAGAAATAGTTGTATTCAATTGTGATTTTTCTAATGTTAAATCTGTTTTGTTTTCTTCAAACCTATTTTGTTTAGTTTGTAATACTAATAATGATTTATCTAAAAATTCAGATTTGGTTGCTGTTTCTTGGTATGCTCCAGATAGGAACCCGTATATACCACCGCTAGTAATTACCATTAAAACAAACACTGCTACAGATAAATAAAATCTTAACCATTTATTTATTGTACCCCAATATTGATATAATAAAGAAGCTGTAACTAATTTAGCAAATTCTAATGAGCCAGCCATAATAATAACTTGCAGACTAGCTCCTGCAAATAATTTACTTAATCCAAACACAGAATAAAACGCTGCTGAGCCTGATACAGCTAATGCGGCTAATCCTATTGTGAATGGAAAAAGTCTTTTTTTCATACTAGCTAGCTGTTACTCTGTCAGTAACAAATTTTAATTTTCTACGTATCTTATTAAATCGTTCTTTAGCTTCATTAGGATCAATTTTCATACCACGTTCTACTGCCTGATGTAAAATCATGATCATATTGTCAGCTTCATCTAATTGTCTTAAGACATTTTCTCTATCTTTCATATTAAAACTCCTTTTTTATTATTATTATATGCATAAATATTACGATATTCCAAAAGTGCTAACTCTTTTGCCTTAGCTTCTATTACAATATCTAATTCCAAACCATATGTATTAATTTTATCTACAATATAATCTGAATGTGCTTGTGGACGTATTGACTCGTCCATTTTCTCTCTTGCTCTACTTTCAGAATAATGAGTACATTGTCTAACATCTTTTGGCCATGTTGATCTAGCCAATTTCAATGCTGCTTCTTCTGATAACTCGTCTGGATGAAATGCATGGTGATGATAATCGAATGTAATTGGAATACCAATTTCTTTATGGAAATAATCATATAATTTTTGAACAGACCATAAACTTGGCTTATCATCATTTTCTAATACTAATCGTTTCTTACAATTATTAGACAATCTATGCCAACCTGCTATCCATCTTTTTGCAGTTTCTTCAAATTGGCCTCCATATGCACCGCCAACATGAATATTAATTTTATTCTCAAACGATGGTTCAAATCCCATAAGATCGAATGTCTCAGAATGACGTTCTAGTCCTACAACCGTACGTTCTACTACTTCAGGATTAGGAGATCCTAATACATTAAATGGACCAGGATGAGTAGTTACTCTAATATCATGTTTACGTGCATATTCACCACATTCCATTAGTTTAGCAGATATATCATCAAATTGCGGAAGTTCGTGCAGTTCATATTGATCATGCCATGGAAATAATTCTGATCCTAGTCGAAATAATTTAATCTTATGATCTTTATTCCATTCAAGATAATGTAATAAATCATTTGCATTTAACAATGCTTTCTCTCCGATTAATTCAAGATTCCAATCTTTAGGATCATCAGAATTGTTTTGCCAAGTTGCTTTTCTACAAGTTCGAGAAGTAGTGACTCTACCACCTGCCTTTTTTGGACGGTTAGTTAGTGTCATATTAACACAAGCATAACCTAATCGTATCTTTTCTTCCATTCTTTAATATATAAAATTTATTTCGTAATTCCTAAACATTTCTTCCATTTTCATAAACATGCTTTACCGTTGGAAATCTTAAACTTAACTCTCCTTGTTGATTTTTTGATTCTTCAAAATATTGAACGGTAATTGTTTTACCAATAATCAATTCTGGATTAGCTTCATACTTTAATCTTTGTTCTTGATTCCAACCAGAACCAACTTTCACTTCATATCCTTTATGATTAATATAAGCTTGAGCCATCATTCTAACGGTAACTTCTTTACCATCTCTAATAATTCTATGATCTTCAAAATCAATACTCTCAACTACATATTCTGCATCAAAGAATTTTTTTACCTTTAATAAGTTTTGAGATCTCTTACCTTCGTACCCAACATTCTTTCTCAACATAACTCCCTCAAAACCTTTATCTTCTGCTTTACTTTTCAAAGCAGCAAAATGATCATCATCATTAACAACAATTTGCTCTAGAACTGATAAAGATTCTTGATCTTCAATCCTTTCATCTAATTTAGAAAATCTTGCAATCCTTTCTGCCAATGTCGCCGTACCCTCTTTTGAATTAAATTCTGATTTGGTTAAGTAATCAAACATTACATATTTAGGATTAGCGATGGTATGATTCTTTCTTTTGATTTGTTTCATTATACCTTGAAAATCTTCATTACCATCTTCGTCCATTAAACAAATCTCTCCATCAAATACAACTCCTACTACTCCTAATTGTTTAACAGCATCTTTAACGACTTGTAATGTTTCAAACTCATTACCTACTCTAGAATAACATTTGACTTCTCCATCTAATCCTACAACTGTAATACATCTTACACCATCTAACTTTCTAGATGCAAACCATACATCGTTCCAATCAACTCGTTTAGGATCAAATTTATTTGCTAATGCAACATCAAAAGTTGGAATTAAGTTTGGAATAACTTTATTGATAACTGATTCAGAAGCTCTAATTTCTAGGTTTCTATCTATAATAGAAAAAATCAAATCTTCATATTCTTTATGTTGAAGAATAAATGCATTTACCATTGCAATTGCATCATGTCCTGTATATACTCTATCATTAAGGTCGTTTAACAAATGAAATATACTATCATGAATCTTATTCATATCACATAAGTCTGAACGTTTCTTACATGTTTTACTTGTTACATAATATTTTTTATAAGGGTCAAATGTATAAACTAATGCGCTTTTAATGAATGGATTCTTACCATAAGCATTAATAATAGTCTTCTTAATATTAAGAGAACTATTTGCTTTCATTTCATCTACAAATGCTTGAAGTACTTTTAGATTTTCTTTTTGTATCATATCTTAATCTTTTTATTTATATAATAAAGATAAGAAAAATTTTGCAATTAACCAAATCTTTTATCAGCTTTTTTTCAAAAAAGTTAATAAAGATTTAATCATCTTCCATTTTTC